GGGCTAATGTGTGTTAGTAGAACCTGTCAAGGCCCGCGCATTGCAAATAGAAACAGGTCGCTTTGCGCAGTAACTTCCTTTAAACCTGTTGAATTAGGGAAGTTTAGCTTTTATAGATAGCCAATCTATGAGTTCATGATAACTGAAGGAACTCCATTAAATGTAAACAACTGAAAATCATCTCCCGTTTGACGTGAAATGCTAGTTAGAGTCTTAGCTGTAGGTGTGGTGATGTTTAAAATCTTAGAACCCAAAGAATAAACGGGAGTTTGAACAACATCAGCACCTAAAGCGTTGGAGAATTGAGTTGGTTTAACATAAGACATGTTGTAAAAGGGTATAGCAACTTCAACTCCCTTTCTGAAATCAAGATTTTGAACAACAGTTGGATCAGCACTGGTGGTTTCATTGGAATAAGCGGCAGCATTCTCTCCATAAGGAGGAACTGCAACACCTGGAACCAAAGAATACAACCTAGCCAAAACTACTGAATCCATAGTAGAACTATAAGCGGCTCTAAATCTTAAAGATCCTCTCTGGTAAGCAAACATGCTTGTAAAGAAAGAATAAAGATCCGGAGATAAATAAGGTCCTGCAACAGTAGAACCATTAGATTTAGACCAAAATATTGCATCAGGAACAATATATTTCTGAGTTGTATTGGTAAAATCACCGACCATAAAGGAACTGTGTTTGAGCATGGCATTAAGAGACAAAATCTTCTCTCCTATACATGCCCTACTATACGTTAAGGAGTCTTCATTGTCATAAGAGCCTCCTATATTTGTAGAGTTAATGGTACAAGAGTTCATTTGTGACACCGCTGAAGTAGCCAAAATCTTAAAATTTGGGCTCTTAGGCATGGCAAATTCAAAATCTGATGCAGCAAAAGGCTCAATTAGCAAATCTATAGATGTAGAAACATTAGCGGGAGCTTTCAACTCATTCAAAACGTGAAGTTTAACAGCACCATAACCATCATTGTTGTTCCTATAAGGCTTTAAACTAGTGTAAGGTATAACAAAAGTAAATTCATTTCCATATCTCAAATCTATAATCTCCCTAAAAATATAAGGAGTATCTGTAACGTCCCATAAAGGGTTAGATGTTTGAGATGGGTTAAATGAGAGAACAAGTCTAGCACTATGAAATTCAGTTTTAACAAATTTAAGTTTGAAGCCTATTGAACCTCTATAATACGTGAAAAAATTAGACAAATAACCCAAGGGTGTATAAGCTCTATAAGATACAGATCCATCAGTCAAAGACTGATAAAAAGCATCGGGCGAAAGAGCTTGTGACCATAAAAGGGTGTTAAAATCATCTGAAGTTGTTATGGTAATTTTCTTATAAAAAGAAGGTATTCCAACTAAATATGATATGGACGTCTCATCTAAACCTGTATGTCCGATGGATGGTAATGTTTCAACTTCGTTCCTTGAATAATACGCCATAGGCATACTAGAATCCACAGCATCTATGTTGTTAGCATAAGGGAAAATAGTTTGGACCATACGATGCACAGGTGACAAATCTATAGGATTAGAATAACCCCATATACTAGCCACATTAGCAACTATATCAGAAGCCCAACCTACCATCCCTGCAAAGTGACCAAGAACAGGCACTTTTTCAAGAACTTTAGATGTTTTAGAAACTTTAATAGCGGCAGAAGATAAAGGAGATACTCCAGCACTTTTTCTCTCATAGTCAACAGCGGGCTTGCTTCTCTCTATGTTCATTTCAGCAACTGCCAAAGCAGGTGAAACAAACTCAACATTTTCGAAATAAGTCCACAAAGTAAATTCAGCGGTGGAAGAACCACCACTGGAAACTAAAGCTGAATAAGGTCTAATACCCACCACGCCTGTAGCGTAAGGTTTTTGATCACTAGCAGAATTCAATGGAAAATGAGTAACCCAAGTAGAATATGGAACTCTCAATATGGCTTCAGTATCACAATTTAAATCAATTTCAACATGAGGAAGTTGAGTCAACACAGTAAGATTGCCAGCTTTGGCATAAAATGTTTCATTGTACACGCCAGAATAAACTCCTGGCAAGTAATACAAAATGTATCTACCTTGCTGGAATCTGTTAGCGTTGACCTGTAATCTTAACACAAGTTCACCCCTAAAACCTAAATGTCCTTTCAATTTTTGTTTGTATAAATCTATGCTCAATATGGCATTAGGGACAATAAAAGGCGCAAAGGTGGCTGATGTGTCAGAATTGGAAAAATTACCACTCAAGTAAGGGTATGGTTTTGCCAGAAAATCTTTGATATCTTGTACCTTAGAATTTTTAGCAGAACTAAGTAACTCAGTGCTAATGGGTTTATAACCCTTGATTTCCGCAACATTAACTTCAGAATCGTTATTGAAATTGGTAGTTTGAGTCTCATTTTTTTGAGCATCCCGTAAGGAATTCTCAGAGCGTTCTGACTCACACGCTCCTGAGGCATTTAAAAAACCTACACCATTGTCCTCAGTCAAGGTGGTCTGGTTATGTTCTTTAGTAGACATAGCAATCAGGTATACTCTAAACGACAGATTAAGACGAGCAGAGAGCAAATTTAGACTTTTGCTAAAAGTAAGTGTTTAAAGACCCTCCGGTCTTTGCGTGTTTAAAGACGCGCCCGTCGGTTGGTATTTTTAGAAACTTATTAATTAGGGTATTTAAAGCAATTGCTTTTATTTTTATCCTTAAAATTCGCAGTCAGTACTGCAAATCTCATTTAAAGCAAAGAAAAAGGGTGGTTTATTCAATTGAATGTTAAGCTTGTGTGCTTCATTGTAAATGATGTTAGACCAATTTTCATACTCTTTTTTACCATGTAAGCTCAGCTCTAAAATTGCTGAGTTAGAAGTGTCTTTCACAATGGTATCTTTAAGAGTGTTATTTTTGGTCCAATATGGCATCTCTAGAATGGTATCCATACATAATGGAGCAACATATCTTCCCATCAAAGGTTCAAACCTGAATCCTCGCTTCAAAAAAGTGACTTCAGTAATGTCTCTATACTTAACAGTTGATTGTGTTTTAGTTTCGTTAGTGTACTTAGCACCAAACTTACACATAGTTTGGGCCAAAAACATTTCATTAAACTTATCTTTGTACTCATCAGAAATAGAATATAAATTATCATCTCCAAGAGTTATAAGATACACATTCTTCTTGAAAGACAGGAGACTAATTGGTTCATAATTATGAGCATCTAACCAGCAAAGTCTGAACAACATATGATTATAATGATTGTTAAGAGCTGTGGTCAAAGGTTGTCCAGAAGGACTTGAGCCAAACCATTCATAAATGGAATTTCCATAAATGTGTCTTGAATTAATGATGACTTCAAATAAAATTCTGCGTATACGTTGATTTTCGTCTGAATCACCATACCATTCATTAATAGTTTGAACTAAAGTTCTCTGAATTTGTGGTAATTGACAGCCATCAAAATTGCTGTAATCGCCTGCTCCTATTGATTTTCCGATTCTATGCAATGAATTCACTATCATTTGCCATTCAGAACTGTATGGGTTGACGCAAACTGCGCTTCCATTCCTAATCTTATTGTCATTCAACCACATAAGATAAGCACCAAAGTATTGTCGTACGAGGCCTGTGTACGCTATCGGACTGCACGAAATAATTCTGGTCTTACCCTGCAACACTTTTTCTATAGGTCTAGTCTCATCTTTGAGATAATCTACAAAAACAATTTCAGGAAGGAAACCTTTCTTACATTTGTCTATAATATCATCCATTAGGTGAAACAATTCAATACAATGCTCAGAATTAAAATCGAAATCTCCATCTTTACCAAAATATTTGGTTTTGCCTGGATTTTTCGGATCTAGATCCAAAACACCTGGGTAACCTTCAGAAGTGCTCCTAGGAACGGACCCAAAACTAGTACCGGGTATACCGGCAAACGCCTCATGCTTAGTAAAAATACGTTTGGTATCTGGAAATGAACTAGAAGCATCCATATCACTCATGAGAGATAATCTCGTGAGTTCTAATAAATGCTTGCTAATAATTATATCCTGAGCATCATACTTTAGCATGGCGGTCTTGTAAGGGTCAACAGTTTGTTCTCCGTTATTAAAAGTTGTTAATTTGGCGGGTGTCTCTTTTGAATTGCCCCACTTAGAATGGAGAACAGAGGGTATTATTCGTGAAAATAAGGGTAAGTTAACTTTTTTTTTGATATTGTATAAGGGTTGGAATTTATAAGGTACTGGAGTAAAATCTCCCTGACTCACACTATCTGCTTCGATCTCTTTGGTTATAAGATTTGGAAATTTTTGCAGAGCTTCTAAAATGCTCTCTTTAAACACAGCAGATGCAAAACCAATACCAGCATCAGGAACACCGCCATCATGAAACCCAAGTATTTTTTGACAACCCGTTGTGGAATCGAAAAGGAATAAAATTGAACCACAATCACCAACTCTGTTCGGCACGTTGTATTGATAAGCCTTCAAAATGGTATATGTCTCATCAATAGTAGCATTGTAAACTTCTTTGTTGGTGATCTGAGTAAAAGGGGAAAAATAAGATTCAGTGTTTCTAATCCTAGGCTTCACGAGCAAAGCATACATATCTCTATTCTTAGCTAATGTTCTTTCATCGATAAAGTACTTAGTTATATCTACATGGCAAGGTATATTGTAGCCATCTAAATACAACAAAGCGAGATCATTGTTTTCAAGTTCATCAGTAGACACGAAATTGAGAATTTCTGCTACAGGGAAGGAGAAAGTGACATCACTGAAACATTTTTTAAGTGTGATGTTCTTAGAGCCTAAAGATGGGTCATGTTCTATCATCTCTGCAATGTTCAAAACATAATGCAAATTGATTATCATCAACCTATCTTTGAGAAAAGTGCACGATCCAGCAAGCCTATTGGCACCAGGTAACCACAACTCATAACAATTTCGTTTAACTACTTTAGTTGAAATATTATACATGGAATCATCATGAGCAGTAGCTCCTTGAGACACAGCGCTATTTTACATCTTGATCTTGGCCTTTTCAATTCTCCTCTTGATTTTGTCCTTGGAAATTTTCTCCTTAGGCTTGTTCCTAGAACTAGATTGTGATTCAGCACTGGCACCGAAATACGACAAAAGAGTGGGTATCGAAATGACAGCAGAAGCAACCGCTACAGCTTGCAGTATCTTAACAATCCTAGTATTTAAATTGGGATTATTTGAAAAGAAACTATCAACTGCTTCAGTAACTCCACGCCTCACACTTGATAAAATAGAAATTGCATTGTCAAAGAAACTAGTTTTAAAAGAAGTAGTATAAACAGGTGAATTATTAATCCATCTGCAAACGTCTTCAAAACTATTATCTTCCAATATATAAATTCCATTTTGAACTAACTCAACAGACCTAACAAGAATCTCACCATGATCTTCCAACTCAAGGCCTGGACATTTAGCAGCAACACATTGACTAAAGGTCAATTTTTGATCCTCACTCAACTTGCTCAACCATAAAGACATCAACTCAACTGGTGTTTTATCAGAAGCATCAAAGAAAATTTCCGAATCCATTTGTGAAATGGGTCCAAATCTCTTCTCGAATGCTCTCTTCTTAATGTCTTCAATAGCTAAAGTGTAATTTTCATGATTTTCAGAATGACCCTTATACAAACTTTCACATCTCAGCAAGAAAGAATCATAATCTAAAACTTCTCCAGTATAATTTCCATTCTTATCTCTGACATGAAATTCGTAAACGCTTAAATCAACTATGCCGTTGGTCTTGGTCTTATCCAAAGCAAATCCCTTCAAATCTTCAAACTTAGAACTCTCCTCAGTTCTGTACTTCTTGGCTGGGACAACGTGTGCTCTTAAATGCATCCTCTCTGTTATCGCTTTTGGGTAACTTAAACTTTCAATATTGTAGTTATACAAATTGGTAGTAGCAACAACAAATTTAGAAGAAAAGAACGTATTTCCCTTGCTCAAAAGATCTGCCATGTGCAACATGAAAGGAAAAGAACTAACCATCCTTATAATGTTCATCCATTCAGAATCCTTGTCACCAGCTTGTGACACAACTTGACCTAAATCATCCACTATGCAAAAGAATTGACCAATATAACCGTCCCAATAGACAGTTTCATGGTTTCTAGTATATATAAACGCGTTATGGTTAGCTACAAGACGCTTAGCCTCAACCATAGGTAAACAACGAATCCCAAGCTCACAACAAAAGGGATACATCATGTGAGATTTACCAATCTGAGAACTTCCTTCTAAAACGATGAAGATTGGAGTGAACTTAACTCCTGATAAAGGTATATTAGCTTGAACAAATTTATTTTTAAGAGCTTCAAGTTCACTGTACAACATCATTAATTGGGTTTTAGTTCCAGATTTATCCTTCATGTTACCATACTTAGATATCAATTCGCGCAGTCTGTGTGACAGGTTGATAAGAGAATGGGAATTCTCAATGTTGATTTTAAACCTCCCATTCCTATACTCTTCTTGTATTAAACTGCAATCCTCAATGATCCTCTGAACATCCTCATCAATGTTTTTAATCAGAGTCAAGTGTGGCAAATTGAAGAAATTTTCCCTAAAGAAATTGACAATTTTCTCAACTATAGCTACTACGAACTTCATTGTAAAATCAGCACTATTCGAATTAAACTGTAAACCGCTCATAAAGGTTTGAATCTTCTTGATCATACTAGATGAAGGAGAATCATTAACTAAATAAGCATGTATACAGATTCCTAAGAAAGTACTAATTGCAGAAAAGTCTGCAGTGTCCATTTGACTGATAGCTTTGTCACTTTGAAACTTGGAACAAATTTCAGTTAACATCGCAGGATAATCAAGTAATTGACTTCCTCTTTTGTAAACTATATAAGACAAAAAAACTGCTAAACAAGCAGCGTTGATCTTACAAGGCTTATTAATAAAGGATACAATCACATAAGTAGCAGCCAGTATCTCCACAGCAGGAATTGCAACCTCCTCAGCAAACCCAGACAAAAACTTCCTAGCTATATCACCAGATTTTAACTCCTTGAAGTCTAAAGAAACATCTTGAATATTTTTGCATAGCTTTTCAAGTGTATCTAAGACTACAGGATCCATCTTATGATTCACAGTAAACATCTGAGCTTCAGCAACACTTTTGTTAAACTTCCTCTTAGTAACTCTAGCAGTACGTTTCAAACTACATGTTTGACGTTGAGTGCCTCCACGATCAAATCGGTCCTCAACTGCGACATTTAAAGTTTCAGTAGACATATTGACTAGAGTTTGGTAGCTTTGAGAATGTAAACAAATAGATTTGCACCTACACAAAATCTTCTTTCTGCAATCGTGCTCGAAGTTAAATTCCTCACCACATATATAACAAAAGTGTGACAAAGAACCATCTTCCAACACTCTACAAACATGAAAGTCGATATAGTACTCATCACATAAAAGACATTTTCTACTCTCAGGAACTGGTAGTTCAATGGGCGATTCTAAAGATCCTCTCCCATTATTGTCAGAAAAAACGTTATTACTATTAGTTGTGTCCATATTGCAAAAGCTAAAAGAAGAAAAAAAGATGTCTTTCCACCAGTCAGAGTTCCTAACTCATGTGAGCTTATGATTTATTAAAATCATGCTCAATTAAAATCATTCACATATACTTATATAGCGCAAAACATGAAAATCGCGCTTTAGATTTCTTTGAATAATATTGAGAATTAAAGAATAGTAATAAAACAAAGCGTTCTCAATATAGGCTTTATTAGTAAAGTCTGAAAACTTACCTTATGTCATTTTGTTTAAAGGAAAACTCCTCAAGTCCTTTCGGGACAGTATCCATGCATATAAGGCTCGCCAACTTCTATGTTGACTTGTGGTTTAAGAAACCACCAAATGTTTTTTTGGTTTTTAAATAATTTTTCAAACAAAAGTTAAATTAAAATTAAAATTCGTTAAAGAATACGGATAATCTTCAACTTTTGCGTGATGATTGCCTGAACAATGATCACTATGAAGAAAAGTCTAAATGTCTGAACATCTTCAACATAAGATAATGGAATACTTCAATATCCATTAAATTCATTTTGAAATGTACGCACTGATGCGAACATAACAAGAATATTCTCTTGCACTTCCTCATGACGCTTTACG